AAGAAGTTTTTAAAGATGGCTATAGAGTTCACTGGCGACCATAAAAAGTATGGCCGGTTTATGGCTAGGGTGGTTTCAGAGTGGAAGTATAGCTGTGAGAATGCGCTAACAGATCAATATATAAACCGTAAGGCATGGGTGGGTCATGCCGCTTGCGCCCTAGCTATGGGGTGTCCTGAAAGTATAACGAGAGAAGCGTGGAGTCACTTAACAGATGAGCAGCAACTATTGGCAAATAAAGAAGCAGAGCGAGCAATTCAAGCATGGGAATACAACGCATACAAAAATAAAGTCGTATGTGACGGAGTGGGAGAGGCGCTGTTATAGTTCTGGAATACCAGATTCTGTTGATAATGGCCTTATGGCTTCTGGCAGGGTTCCATCTTACAGGGCAATAGCTACAGCAATTTTGAATAATGATTTAACTTTGAGGTCTCTGGGTTTTAGTGGAAAAGAAAGCGGCTATTATTTCCAGATTAAAAGAGAGGAAAAAAGGAAGTTAAGTAATCAACTTGAGCTGCTATAAGGAGAAATCATGTACACAATACCAATAGGCATAAACATCGAGGCATGGGATGAATGGTGCGAATATCGAAAAGCCACACGTAAAGCAGTTAGCCCATTTGCAGCTAAGAAGCAGTTCACAATGCTGTTAAGGTATAGCGAGGAAGATCAGCAAGCCATTATAGACCATTCGATAGCTAACGATTACCAGGGATTGTTTGACCTTAAAGTAACGCCTAAGCCAGCTCAGGGCGCAATGACGCTATTAACAGATAGAAGCTGGGCGGATCACATGATTGATGACACTAAGCGGCTTAACTAACCCTATTTGCCCAATATCTAATCGGTGTTATAATTTCGCAAACTAATCAGGTCTTTTTATGTGCCACAACTCACTATCCAAGAAGTCAAAAAGCTGCCCGTTCTCAAAATAAAAGAGGGTGACAAGGCGGCTAACTTTAAAATGGTGGGATTTTGGGGCGAGAATTGGTACTGGGATGGCGGTGAATGTTGGTATACAGTGCAACATCAAGGCCAATTAAAGCGGGTTAGGCATAAATCAACGCCTTTTTACAATGAAGAAGGCTAGTTGCGCGTAAGAGTGAAATTAAGGGGTGAGTAATGGCTGTTTTAATACTTGGCGACAGCTTCTCAACTCAAGGGGGGGGGAATGCTTCAACTCAGGGCAGTAGTGCCTCTTGGGTAACAACAACGCCATCATCGGCGTTTGGTAATGGCTATACGTCTGGCGGGGTAACAGGTGCGCCGTATTGCTCGTTATCACCTAATGATAACGAGGGGATGATACCTACCCTATTCAGGGATCTTTTAGCCGGGGGAATAACCACAAGCGGCAACGTCCATATCGGTACTGCTGGTGATAACTGGCTGAATCAAGATGGCCAGCTTCAATCTTATATATCTGCTAACCCATCAAAAGAATTTGACTCGGTTGTTATTCACTTGGGTGTAAATAGCGTTATACCCTCTACGGTGGCTCAGGGTGTATACGGCCCACAGTTTGAAGGCTTGATGAGGACAATAGTTAGTAGGTGGCCTAGGGTCTTTGTTGTCCATGCTGCGTGTAATACGACAAATAATGACGCAAGTTATACGGGCGGGATATACCAATCCAAAGTAGATGAAATTAACACCTATTTACAGGCTAAGGCGGCCCAATACCCTTATTTTTATTACAGTGATACCCTCACTGCTACGGGAGGCCACACAATCAATGTTGCCAACTGGCAGCCTGCACCAAACATACACGTAAATTCAACAGGCTCCAATTTGATTGGAACTCAAATTGCTATTGATTACATAGCAGCAAAAGCAGATAGAGAGACAAATATGGCAATTTTTGGAAATGACGGGAGTGGATTAGGTACGTCAACACCCACAGATAGTCGATCAATGATAAGTTCCCGTATAGGCTCTACACATGACGGGTTTGTTGCGTCTAATCTATTTTTAACGGCTGACGGTACGGAGCAGGTCATATCCGGCGGGGTATATGTGCAAAACCTATCTGCTGCTGATGTAACTATTAGGCTTAACTTATATGTTGCTGTTTCTGCTGGCGCTGGAACGAGGTGGAGTCCAGTCGGACAGGCGGTGGCAGCATCATCTGATCCAATTGTAGTAACAGCAGCCGAGAGTTCTTGGGGGGTCAAGACATTAACATTCTCTACGCCTTTCCAACCTACTGCTGGTCAGGTCATAATTTGCGCGGCAGAGATTGATTCTGGTAATTTGAATTTGGGTTCTGAGGCATCGTCAGGCGCGTATAGTTACGAACACACAACAGCGGAAGGGGGAGACCCTTGGGGCGGATCAGAAGGTACAGCGTCAACTAGAGACTTTTATATTTGGTTTGAGACTGAGGATATACCAACAGGCGCACCCACACTAACCACACCTTATCCTATAGGAACAAATAACGGCCCTTTATTCTCGGTGACATTCTCGGGCACTACTAGCCAGATTGAGGCTGCTAATTATTTAGACGGTAATGCAGGATGGGCAAGCCTACTGAAAACCAATGATGTTGTTGTGATTAACTGCTCTAATGCAACAAAGATGTACAATGTCACAGTGGATAAAATCCAAAGAACTATCACGCTATCAACAGGATTAACTATTGCATGATGACCGATGACGAAGCAGACAGAATGATGACTGACGTGGTTGATGCTATTTGTGAGGATAATATTGATCGAGCTGCTGAGGCTTTAGAACACATGGCTCAATCTTATGCTAAGGCATTCGGTCGACGTGGTGAGGGCATATTCAACGATATGAAAAAACACTTAGTGAAGTTCACTATTGAACGGCTAGGTAAGGCAGCATCACCACTAATACATTTAAAATTACAATTAGCCGAACAAGAGCTAATGAAGAAAAGACGACTTAACAATCAATATCACACCAGTGGAGCAAACAATGGACGAATCATCATCAATTGAACAACCTAAGAAGCCTGGGCCAAAGCCAGCGCCTAAAGTCGATGTCAGTAAGCTAGAGGCAAGAATACATAACCTTGAGCAGCTTATTATCCGCATGGCGCATCAATCAGGCACCTCTCACTCTATTCTAATCAAAGCAGGCTTAGAGCCTTATCAGCCTACACAGGGCGATATGAGCAAGTTTAAGAAGGTGGGGTGATATGGGTGGCTTAACAACAACAAAGAAAGGCTATCAAGAGGAGCTAAGAGACAAGTTAGCTTCCCAAGGTCATTTAGATAGAGCTGTTGATATTGTTGATCGCATGGATGATAAGACACTAGAGCTAAATGATATGCAGATATTAGAGAAAGCCTTCAACGCTAGAATGCGATTAGTGGACAAATACCTACCCAGTATTAAGGCAGTTGATCTTAATGCTACTGTTGATCTTGATGGTGAGATACACATCACATGGCAGAAGTAGTCATACCCTATAAGCCAAGAGAATTACAGGAAGGCTTACACGATAGCATGAAGCGATGGAATGTCGTTTGCTGTCATCGTCGCTTTGGCAAAACAGTATTTGCTATCAACCATTTATTAAGGGATTGCCTAACATCAAACAAGGAGCGCCCACGTTATGCCTACCTTGCCCCAACATACAAACAAGCCAAAACGATCGCTTGGGATTACTTGCAGCACTACTCAAGACCTATTCCAGGCATTGTAATCAATCAAGCTGAATTAAGAATCGACTATCCCAATGGTGGGCGCATACAGTTATTTGGTTGTGATAACCCAGACGCATTGAGGGGAATTTATCTCGATGGTTGTATATTGGACGAATACGCACAAATGCCATCAAGTCTGTTTGGTGAAGTCTTAAGACCAGCGCTATCGGATAGACAAGGATGGGCCTTGTTCATAGGTACGCCAAAGGGTAAGAATGCTTTTTATGATTTATACGAACACGCCAGCAATGATGATCGATGGTATGCGGTAACGTATAAGGCGAGTGAAACAGGTGTTGTGGCAGATGAAGAACTAACAGACGCAAAGGCCATAATGACAGATGACGAATATGAGCAAGAGTATGAATGCTCGTGGACTGCTGCTATTAAGGGTGCTGTGTATGGTAAGGAGATGGCAGCTTGTTTAAGAGATAAGCGCGTAGGATTTATTCCTGTTGAGCCTTCAATACCGGTTCATACGTTTTGGGATTTAGGTATTAGTGATGCTATGTCTATCTGGTTTGTTCAAGCGATAGGGAAGGAGATTCGCTTTATTAACTACTATGAGCATTCAGGTGAGGGTATGGCGCACTATGCTAATTACTTGGAGAACTTTAAACGCGAGCATAACATTCAATACGGTGAGCACTTTGCACCCCATGACGTAGAGGTTAGGGAGTTAATGAGTGGCAAGAGTCGCAGGGATACAG